CCCACTAACAGGACAAATATCTGGTGTAAAAAAACAATTAGCATCTAACGTAGAAGGATTTATACCAAATGATGAAGAAAACACCGATTACCAAGAGTACCTTGAGTGGGTAGCAGAGGGAAACACAGCCGAAGCTGCTGATTAATTAACCTTTTCTTGCATTTGCCTTGTCATTATTCCCATAGTGACGTAGAGAGGGGATAGGGCTACAATAAGCAGTAATACAAGCACACTTGAAAAAGATAGTGCTTTTAAAATTGCAAATTTAATCATGTTTCAAAAGATAGCAAATACTTTATCAATTATCTCATTTTTAATGGTTTCATCAATGTCTGTAGGAGCTTTTCTTGCGATTCGTTATATGCAAAGCCCTGAATTTGAACGAACCTTGAAAAACAAACTTATGGGAAGTTTAGAAAATAAAATGCCAGAAGTTATGAAAAACACGCTACCTGATTTCACAGGCCCTTCGATTGAAATTCCAAAAAAAAAGGTAGGCCCTCTTGGAAATACCCAGAATTGATATACCGCAGATACAAATAAAAAAGATATATATTCCAAAAATAAGGAAATGGGAACAATATCCAACGACGCTGGACATAATCGATAAACCAAAGATTGATTATCCAGTAGTTAATATTCCTTCCTTTGAACCTCTTGAATATAATCCTGACAAATTTATACCAACCGATCCTGTAAAACAGCCTGAGCAAAAGCAACCAGACATACCTCAGCCGCCAGAATACAAACCTAAAATCAAAAAAGATAAAGAGTTCTTCATTAAATGCCCTAACGAGACTAATATTCCAGTAGGCTCATTTGCTAATGATCTCAAGCTAGATAAAGTCGTATCTCACAAACTTTCTGAAGATGGAAAAGTCTGTTACGAGGTCTACGAACCATCCACCTTTATTGAGAAATGGATTCCTAGCCCTCCTATTCTTGTCAACACTTCAATTATTGCTGTTACTGCGGCTTCGAGTCCTATCATAGCCAACCTTCTTAAAAACCTTATCAAGACCGCAATCAAGAAGCTGACAAAGAAAAAAGATGAGGTAAAATAAAAAAGTAGCAAGCCCAGCACCATGTCATTGAATTGACCACTGCTCTGTTGGATAGACTTGCTGCTTTAAGCAACCAGACCCATTATCAAACCGTAAAATCGGTTACTGCTCTGTTGGAGCGTCAGTTGCTAATTTAGGCACACCTCGAAATCTTAAGGGATTAGATTGTCACTGCCTATTTTAATTTATGAGTATGTGGGATAACTTGACCCATCTTTTCCACAACTTCCACGTCCTCGCATAAAGAATAATATTTTGAATCTTTAGTAAATCGGATTCCATCACGATATAGCTGTCCACAATTTTTTAACCTTGCGAGCTCATAGTTGAGGCGTTCTTTGGATAATATTTGCCTTTGTATTTTTTCTTGAGTCGTTGCACTTTTCAAACAGGCATCTTGAAAGCGTTTATCAAGCGGAACAGATATGGTTGCAGCAATTCCAAAGTTGAAAGAAGTCGCATCTTTGTTGCCACTGTAATTTTCTCGATAGAAAAGGATCTCCCCTGCGTTTGTAAGGTTTCCATCGTCGTCTGTAGCCTCGTTATAAACTGGGGTTAGGTAAGTATAGTCTTGAGGACGTTTTATAGCTAATGAGGTCGTTGCAAATGGGCTGATTGATAGTGTAGCTCCTGAGCATTTGATTCCATTTCCATAAGTATTTTCAGTCATCGGGCCTGTCAAAACTTGGGTTGCAAAATTAGAAACTGAAGAACTGGTATTCGATTGTGGATTCGCAACTGCTGAAGTGTTTGCGTAAGTCGGCAAACAAGAAAAAAGACTTATTAATTGGAGAAGATAATAGTGGTGTCTGTAACCACTTCTGACTGAACCGTTCTTGTTATATCGATCACGCTTTCTAAAGAGGGTCCTTTGTAAAACTCTGAAAACTGAAAAGCATTCCCTTGTGTGGTCTGCTGCCATTGAGGTTTCTGATTCATATTTAAACCTGTCCATTCATAAGTCGTTCCATTGATGGTTTCTGTGACGGTGGCATTGGGCATTGAAATTGTGTCGCAATTTCCGCAAGATATGCCAGATCCTGTGACTGAGTAGGTATAGCCTGAATTGTAGCGAACTTCTCGGATATTTTCTGTGAGATTATTTGTGGTGACGCTTCGACTCGTACTTGTGGCACTTGTGAAATTTGGCACGACAGGAATTGCGTGTGCTGGACTAACAAAAAATATAAAAAGAAGATATTTCCACATTAATCAACAGTTAAGTCTGTTACGAATTGACCAGTAAGAACGACCCCTGTACCTGTGCCAGCAGAAAGAGTCATTGTATGGTTATCTAAAGTCACTGCAGCTGTGCCAACAGAACCAGCACTTGTGGATGTTAAATCACTAAAATTGCCCACAGTACCTACGGTTGGAGCAGAACCAGCAGTTTGATCACCTTCAAGGTAGCTAGTAGAGAAAGAAAAAGCCTCGCCACTTGTTGATTGTGAAACGGAACTTGGAAAGCTAATCGCTGGAACTCCCGAAGTGACAGAGCCAAATCCACCCACGGTGGCTGCAGAGTTTGAATCGGTTGTGGCGATGTTGTTTCCACTGATGCTGTAACTTGATCCAATCTTATCTGCTGATGTTGCTGCTGATAAACTCTCAAGTTTTACACTTGACGTTATTGAATGTTGAATATCTGCATATGAGGCAACTGGTATAAACAGAAATAAAAGAAGTAGCTTTTTCATTTGATGCCGACTTTGTTTTTACTATTATCCACTATCTTAGGGCCATTGCTGTTATTATTGCCACCTTTCTTCTGTCCGACTGAGATTCCATAACTGCCAAGCACTCCACTGACCAAACCTGCGGTGAAGGCTCCATCAATTCTGACCTTGCCCATATATCCCAAAGTCATCATTGATAAACTCCAAGTTAAGATGAGAAACCTAACGCCATGACCAAACAGGTCACCCCAATCAAACCCTTCTTTTTCTTGCTTTTCTTCTTCCATACGGATTGCTTTTCTTGTTTTATATTACCAACTTAGCTATGTTAGGAAAAGAAAACAAAAATTAATGTCAAAATTTCTAATTAATCTATTCATTCGCTTTGGCAAGAGTGAGAGTCTACGCAAAGGTGTGCTTTCTATCTTAAAAGACTTAAGTGCCAAGAGTGATAACGATATTGATGACGCTATCGTCAAAATGATAGAAGAGAAGCTCTTTCCAGTTAAATGATTAAAAAGTTTCTAAATATCGACATAGAAAAGGCTCCACCAGAGATGGAACTAGAAGTTGAGCTTCAATGCAGACAAATTATGGAGTCCAATGACATCGATAACATAAAAAGATACTGCACCCATTTAGTTCGTCATAAACTAAAACAAGATATGTTTTTATCTTCTATATTAAATCACTTTATAGACATACAATTTGTCAAAAAAGTAAAAAAACAAAAACGGTTTAAATTATTTTAAAGTTTTCTCATACTGTTGAATATATTTATCTTCAAAGTCTCTGATTAACATGTTGTTTGTTTTATCGATTTCATAATTAAATTTAAGAACTGCGGTTTTTATATGTTCTTTCACCCAACGACCCTCCTCATAAATAACTTGAGCCTTACCATTTTCTTTGATAAAAACATAGTGATCTTGACCTTTTAATTGAACATCTAAAAAGTTTCTTTCTAGATCTTTGCGTCTAATATCTTTCAGTTTTCTAAGCTTCACTGAACTGTGCTCTTTTTTCATTTTAACTCTAGCGTAATATCAACCCAAGAAGGCTGAGGTTTGCATCCATCAACGACTCCATAAAAAGGATTATTCATAAACTCGTAAGTTCTTTTACCATCGGTGTAAATCATGCCGATATAAGGGTTTTTGTAAAATTGCTTTTGTTTAGTCATTTTGATGTTTTTCAAAAAATAAAGCCAATCTCTGAATAGATGAGAGGGATTCTAGTTTTCTTTGAACTTGTTTGTATTTTCTATCATCATTCATTTCATTAAGATCTTCTAGCCCCTGTTTCATTTCAACTTCGCTTGCGATTCTGATTGCTTCGCTGCATCTTTTGGAAGGCTTGGTTTTAAGATGAACGGTTTGTTGAGCAATAGCTCGACCAGCAATCACGCTAATAAGTTGATTTATAGAATCAAGAACTGGTTTCATAATACATGAAAAAGAGGTTGTAAACAGTTTTAATCGTAAACTGAAAACGATTGTGTTAAATAGAAATGCACCGACACGAGTGGAGATGGGCAGAATGGAACATCAGCTCGTTAAGTTACCTTACACCACAGTGAGTTGAGGCGAATCAGATAGCAATGGTCATCTCTTTGGCTCTTGCACCTACAAGAGATGTTAAAGGCAGTTTTAGTCGTTTACTACCAACGAGAGCTAGGAATGGGGCAGAAATGAGGGGCAAAAGATCAATCGGCTTCAAATAAATGAGAGTTGAGTGTCACCTTGCAAACCTGTCAAGTTTTAAAGGTGTTAGGGTCAGTTTTATTCGTAAACTGACAACGATTGACATGAGCTAAGTCGAAGGGCAATGAGTCGAAAAAAAATGCAGCAAGTGAGAGTGATTTAAGTCGAATCATCACCTCGCAAACTTATTAAGTTATAGAGGTGTTAAAAAAAGGTTTTAATCGTGAACCTTAAACGATTGCTGCAAATCAAGCCGATCAAAGCCGCATAACGCCACTCCAACGAGAAACGCAATGTCAAAGTTCATCTTTCGCAGCTATTAACTTTAAAAGATGTTGAGAAGGTTTCATCGTAAACCTTAAACGAATGCGTAAATTTAAAGCGAATAACAACAGATCGAAATACATGACGGTGATTCACAGGGAAGTGCATGGAACCGAGATAAGCAAAATCGAGGCAAAGCGGATCAAGTTGATTGTCACCTCATTAACCTACTAAGTCTTTGAGGTGTTGGAGAAAGTTTTTATCGTAAACTTACAACGATTGATAGAAAGCGAGTCAAGTCAATATGGTTTTAAAGCACGTTGCTTCAATTTGAGCAGCATAAAATTGAGATGAGTCACAAAGATAATTAAACACTTTTGATCGTAAAGTGTGAACGATGGTAAGAAGCTGAATGGTGAAGCTCGGAGTCAAGATGCAAGATTGAGCCATACAATAAGTCGAATCAGACTACGATAATTGTGCGATGAGACGATAAATTAATCTTCATCAGGAGGTTTTATTTTTGGAATCGTGCCACCATCTTTTTGAATACGGAGCAGTTGTTTTTTTGCTCCATCAATAGCAGCAGCGATGAAAGAGTGCCGACCTTGATTTACAGAAAGCTGATCTCTGTCATATTGACCAAGATTTTCAACATCAATTCGATTGAACATCTTTCTTGTATTTCTCCTGTGTTTGGTCAAGCCTTGATATGCCTGACCGTTTAAATAATCAACAGCCTGTGCATCTGTCAATATCACAAGAGAACCTTTGTCTTGCCTTAAAACAAGTGGCTTTCCAATCTCAACTCGATTAGATTCGATCCATTGTTTTACTTGGAGGGACCTGAAAGACAAGTCCCTGTTTTGATCTCGTGAAGCTGTAATCAGCTTCTTATCAGTTAAAAGAAAATACATTTCCTCTACTTTTTCAGCAGAGATTCTTTCCCCTTTCTGAAGTTCTCTCCAAGCGACACCGCAGACTGAATATGGCAAGTCATCTGGGTTTTTCTTCATTCATCGACCTCCTTAATTTCTGTTACTTCAAATCTTCCGTAGCGAGGTCGCCATGTTCCCAAGCCCTCTGCTTTACCAGCCATGATTGCGATCCTCCTAAGTTGATCCATACCCATAAGCTCGTCATCAAGTAAGACCTGAAACCGTGCCTTCCAGTTTGGTAAATACAATCTGTTGACCCAAACCCCTCGACCTGTAAAGGCTGCAAGCTGGAGTTTTGGTTCTCTATGATTTATCATTTCGATTGCATCTTTTGGACCGTCATATTCAAGCTCTGGGTTGTTGTGGACAATTACAGACCTCAGCACGTCTTTACCAAGTTTCCATTTTGTTGCAGCGTTTCTTAAACACTTTTGGAAATTGGCACTCGGCATATAAGGTCGGCTGAACCCTTCAAAGTCAACGGTGTTCTCACCTTCGTCAACGTTTACCTTTCCTTCTTTCATCCAGTAACCAGATAAAAGCCAATCAAGGACTCTGACGGCTCGATGAACTCCATCGGTCTTTGCTTTACCTTTTTTATCAGTAAAAAACTGTTTGTATTTTGCATAATCACCCAAAGGGTCAGAATATGCGACGTTTGAACAGAGAAGGCCGTTTATGCCTTGCACTGTGATCTCTAGGTTTCTTTGAGACATGTTTGTTGTTAGTTAAGTTTGTACTCTGTTTTGCTCGTTAACAGAAAACGATTGATAAGAAATAAGCCAAATCACATCGCATAAATTGGAAAAGCGAATGATAGCTGCATTAGGACTTACACCGATGGAAGCCTAATTTTAGAATGGAATTTCATCCACCTCTGCTTGTATTTTTTGAGCAGCCACTTGGCCTGATATAAATCCAGTTCCATTTTTGGATTGCGTGTGCCATGCACTCACAGGAACTTTAATCACTTTTTCTCCTTTGTAATTTTCCTCTCCTCCTTGCCCTGTTATCCAATCTGCAAATGCCATCGCATCTTGCAAGCTAAACTCGACAGAACCACTCATATCGGGTGATTTATCTGATTTTTTTTGTTGGTTGTTGAAAAGGACAAGCCTTCCAGAAAATGCGTTTTCAAAAGCCATGATTAAGATTCCTCCTTTGGGATAATGTTGTTTTCTTTCTCCCAAGCGATAACTTGGTCGAGGTTGTAGCGAACTCTTGATGCGGAAGGAGTCGATGCAAATTTTGGCAGTTCATACCATTTTGGACCGACTTGTTTGTTTTCCTTCCTTGTTTTCATTCGCCATATTTTGACCGTGTTATCGGTCACACCGTAGCGTTTTGCAAGCTGTTTAGTGTCGAGGTAAGTTGAAGTTTCAGTCATAATAAAGATGCCTCCTTTTGAACGATAGCGTTGGTCAGCTTGTGCCTCTCGCTATCTGTTAAGTTTCCCTGTTTCATCTGAGCGTCTAACCTTTTTTTAATTTCATTAAGGTGTTTTTGAGATGGAGCTTTTTGTATCCATTTCAGTGCCATCTCAGTTACTGAAGGCTGCTCAGATACTAAAGATTCTTTGTGGGGTTTTGCTTTGTTAGTTTTCCACGATTTATCTTTACCATTGTAAAGAGATAAGCCGAACTGGTTACCAAACTGCATGAAGGCTCTTTTGCGAGCATCTGTTTCAGCTTCTTTGATAGCAGACTCGTGATTGTTTCCATGATTGGTTTGGTTACCATGACCAGCACCAGTTCCTTCTCTAATGACGTCTCCAACGGTGATTCGTACTTTAGCTATGTAACTGACGGCTCTAGGCTCGTTTTGTACACAGGTCGTTTCTATCGTTTCGCTACTCCAACCACCAAACCCGAAGATGCGATTGGCTTCAGCGATGACGTGATAACCTTCGACGTAGGCGAGTTGGTTATCTTTCCCACCCCAGCCAGCTTCTCTTTCTTTTACGTTTGCTGCGAGTATAGGCTCGTTAAGTTTTTCGACTTGTTCTTTAGAAAATTGCATGATTAGTTTGTTAAATAAGCCCAATTAGGCAAGGATAAAGTTTCGACAGACTCGCTGTATCCACGCCAATAATTATCGGTGTGGCATTGAGATATCTGTTTAAGTGCAAGGGACCGCAAGGCACGACCCTCTGCAATGGTGTCGTCGTCGAGTGAATAAACACCGACAGCGAAAGGATAAACCTTCTCAACAAATACAAAATAAAACTCACTTGCTTTAGTCACTTCTAAATAGTGTGCTGCTTGCAGATGGTGAAGGTATCGTGCAATTGTTTTGATGGCATTGTCAGGAGAGGCACCTCCTTCTCCTGTGGTTTTGAGGTCAACAATAACGTCACCACATATCCAGTCGGGTCTAGCTTTTACTGCAAGTCCTGAGTCTTGGTCTTGAATAAAGTAACTAAGTTCTGGCTGCCCAAAAGATAAAAGTTTTGAAGCAGTCGGGTGGGCATGAACTGAAGCTGCAAGAGAAGAGGAAAGGTCGTATTCTGCTTGTGAGATTGGTTCTTTGCCTTGAGCAATAATTTCTTCTGCTGCAGCCTTGCCAGCTTTTGTTGTTTTGTTTGGGCAGATGACAAAGTCTTTTGCTGCCCTTTCTGACTCAAGTGTGAAAGCGTGAGCCAATTCGCCATCTCGAAATGCCTTCTTTACAACTGGTGCATGGTCAACCTTGCCGTCACCATATTTCAACTGATGCCAAACTTTAGGACAAGTTTTGACCCAGCTTTTAAGGTCTGAGGCACTGATATCTTCTTTTGCGTGATAATCAGCGTTTGACATATTCATGAGAATTGGATCTGGATAATTCAATTTAAATTTCCTTTAATATGTTTTTGAGCAATTTTATCTTTAAGAAATAAAGTATCACGCTCTATAGTTAGTTCAAAAATTTTCATTTTTTGATCATTTAAAGCAACCCACCCATCGTTAATTTGCTTTGAAAGTTCATCAATTCGTTTTTTGTTATTTGTCATTTTTTTAGTTCCTCACAGGCAAGGTGGATACCAGCATTACAATCTGCAATTGTCATCTGGGTAAAAGTTGAGTCGAGGGCGGTTAGAAGTATGCCGCCCATCGCAATGTATAAAAGAAAATGCTTCATCAGTTTGCCTCCTCATTGATCATTTCTAGTTTTATATATTCAGAAGTGTCTGAATGTCTTGTCTTGTCTGCATCAGGATGGTTGCAGAATAAGGTTTCCCATTTGTTGATCTCTTGTAACCAATAATAGTCACCTCTCTCTTTTTGGATTTGCTTTCCATTTTTTTCTAGATAATTTAATCTAGTAATAATTTCTTGAATGGTCATCATTCTTTGGTAAGGGAACTCGGCAATCTCTGCCTTACATCTATATTACCTCTGTTATATAGGTAAGTCAACTTAAATGTCCTTAATATTAGAGTGATTTGTTATAGCAAGCTATCAGCCAAGAAGCCTCCAGCCCCTTGAGGTCTGATATATACATATCATCGCTATAGGACTCGTCTTTTAGAAACCTGTCGTTCAATTCTGCTTTTGCTTGCTGGTATTGTTTTTCAGTCATTTTGATGCCCCCAGCCTAGTAATTCTCCAATTTGGTCAAATGTTTGTTTACCAGATGAGGAGAAGTTATCACGGTCCCATTGCATATCCTCAATGAGTTTTAAGAGTTTGTCACCTTCAGTATCGGTGTGAAATTCGTTTTTAATTTCTGATGCTTGGATATACATTTAAAAGTCCTCCACTCTGTCGTGAATTGCAACCGCACCGTAGAAGTGATGCCCAAGAAGCTCTCTGCAAGCCTCGCTGAACCTGCTGTCGCAGCTTGCTGCAAAGTTGCCCCCATCCATTGTATGTTGGTCCTCATTCCATGCTGGTTTTATATGCAAAGAATTAAAAGGGCCCTTTTTAAGCTGGGCTGCTGGATAATGGTCTGAAGGTTCAAAAGGTCCCTCGACGTTGGTTAGGCATAAGCCTTCGATATCTTTTGAGGACACACCGTTTAAAGTGCAGTCCCCAAATTTTGAGCATTTGTAAATGTTGACGTGTAATCCCATCAGTTTGCCTCCTTTAAAAAGTTTGTAAAAATAATATTTATTTTTTGCATATATTCAATTTTGTTTTCTTTTTTTGTTTTTTTAATTTTTGATAAAAGGAGGTCGCTTACAGCTGAAACTTCTTCTTTTTTCCAATCTTTATCACCTTTTTGAAAGTGACCTAAAACCCCTGCAATTTTGTTATAAGCATTCATGAAAATAAATGCTTGCTTTTCATCTTTTGGAAAGTGGTCCAAAATTAATTCAAAAAGAAAATGTTTTTGATTTTCATTAAATTCCATGTTGTTAAGCAAGTTAAGTGGAAGCAATCTCTGCCTACTCTATATTACCTCAACCTAATAATACTGTCAACCATCTTAACCCAACCCAATGTGCCTGTAATATTAGTGTCACAAGACAAGTTGACTCAGAGTGTTATCAGGCTATAATGGAGTTGAGGGAGATGATTCCTCAATTGCACCTTGTTAACTGAATACTATGGAAAAAGCTTTTTTAGAGCTTAGAGAGTGCAAAACTCTCAAAGAGGTTGATGCCTTTATTGATAAACACTTTCCAAAGGGTTTACATGAAGAATTGCATAAACCCAAAGATGAAAAATCTATGTTTTATCCATCTGGAGCATATATAGGTTTTAATCTTCATCGCTACATTTACAATAGTAAATTAGCGGCTTTCTGCCACGCAGTTAGAGATAACTTTTGTGGATACGGAGGTTCATCATACTGGACTAGTTTTGATCCTCATGTAAAAGACCCAGATCCAGAAGCTACAAAATACTTCGGACAGGAAGTCTGGGAAGTTTACACAGGAACAGGAAATTAAAGCAAACGCCCCCTTCGGGGGGCTTCCATAAATTCAACTATGACTGAAAATTTTAAACTATCAAAAGAAACAAGATTTTATTATCTTGACTATTTGCAAAAGCAAGTCAACAAACTTGTCAGAAGAAACAACATTCCTCTGGCAACTTTAGATCAAATGCTTTTCATGATAATGGAACTTAAAAAGGAAGGCTGACGCTTGCTGCTCTTTACAGGGCAGCTTTTTCTTGTATCATGTATTATGCTTAAATTAAATCGGGAAGCCTGATGACAACAAAAGCAGTGGTCTGAAAGCTATAAACACCCATTGATACCGTGGGCAAGGCAGGGCAGTCAAGGCAAGGGGCTGATCGATCTCCCGATTCACTATTACAACTCGTTTATTAATATATCCGCACCAACTACCTCATCTTCATTGCAGTATCTTTTG